GTGAGGCGTCTTTTGTTTTTATATGTCACGGACTGGCTGCCTCTATGGGGAGTATCATCCCACAGGCTGTCCACGGCAAAGGCGTCAGGCTAACGATGCCCAATTGCTACTGGTGTATCCATGAAGGTGAACAGTCAATGGAGGGAACAGTCAAGCAAGTCCGGTCCTATTATGAATTCTGTAAACTTAGCGGGACGCGAATGTATGACATATACTCTGATGTCTGCCATGGGACGGGTGCATATTTCCAAGACATTCCTAAAGCTAAAGTTAAGGAGTTTGTAAAGCATAAGCTAGAGTCAAAGGAAGACTGGTGGCTAACCGCAGAAGATGCGGTTATATACGGGTTTGTTGATGGAATAATTGGTTCTGAAAATTACGAATCAATCTTAGATGCGCGGGATCATTTGGTGTAATACTATAGTGTAGGGAAGGACTATTTCACATGTAAGGACTTAAAGGAAATTTATCGTCTCTGTAAAGAGAGGGTTTTATTATGGCGTTTATTACTAATATTACGACTACACCGGTTACTGGCACCTATGGGGACAATGGACTTCCCCTCTATGTGGACAACCGCCACGGAAATATCCGTGACGGGGGAACAATTTCAGATTCAGCTAACTGGACATCGTCTGCTTTAGGCGAAGGCAATCCTGTTATTACCATCGTTTCTGGCGTTGGACCTGTCGAGGGCGCTGTTCCGGGCACCTTTAATCAGGGCACTCAGACAATAATGATCGCTTCGACCACTATTGCCGGAAACTCTAGCACCGTTATGGAAGGTGGAGACTCCAACAGCGCCAACGCTGCCTATACTCCGTTGCAATATGATGTTATGAGAACATACTTCTATAAGACGGCAGTTCGGGCAGGCAATTGGAATGTCTTTACGGGAGCATTTAGCTCTGTCACCAATGCGGTTTCTGGCGCATACAACATCACCACCGAGGTCGATAATGCGGCTGGAATGCGTGCTGCCCAAACTGATGTCGCAGCCAATCCGTCACAAGCTTATCCGGGCACGTTAACTTATCGAGACGGTAGTCCGAATCCGACGAATGATTTCTATAAGGCGAGAAACAACTGGTAATCTAGTCATCGTATGACGGAGGGGGGGCCTTGGGAAACCGAGGCCCCTTTCTCACTTCCTTTCCCTTCAATAGTGAGAATTCAAATGGTCGCCCAAAATAACCCATACGTGAAAGATGTGATACTTTTCTTAGCGGCAATTGTGGTTAGCATGTCAGGCTTTTGGATGATGACGGGAAGAGACCTTATTACTCGTGACGAGGCTAGACTTCTAGTTCAACAGCAAACAATAGCTATGCAAACTAAGCTAGAGCTATATCATGAGGCACTGCTAGGTCAGGAAGATAGAATCTCCAGACAGGAAGAAAAACTACAGACAGTCTTAGAAAGAAATACTGAAGCTATTAATGCACTTAAAGTTCAAATCGCTACTCTAAGCCAATCCCTAGAGATACTCACGGGTAGAAATCCATGAATATACTCCCTTACGCAGAAGCTCGACCTCTAATCCAAGAGGGTGACGTTCTCTTGTTTCGTGGCAAGGGGCTAATATCTTGGTTAATCAAAAGGTATGGTAGCGGAGTTCACAGCCATTCAGCTATAGCCCATTGGGATGATGACAATTTAGAATGTGTTGAATTCAGAGAGTTCCGAGGGGGAAGGGCCGTTTCCCTAAAAACTCAGATTGAAACACATCCCAACAATATAGACGTTTTTAGAGCCGCTAACGTGGTTCAATACGGGGAGGAACGTTTCGAATTTACAAACGAGACGGCTAAAGAAGTTAGCAACATTATGATAAACCTGTCAGGACTCCCCTATGGGTGGAAAAATATCTGCAAATTGATAAAACACTATTTACCATTCTGGCGGCTGGCCAAGCAAAACGTTAAGGACGACGACCCTACAAAGGTTTTTGTTTGCAGTACCGCCGTTGCGTATGCGTATCGGAAAGCATATCTGGACCCGGTACCATATTTAGCAGATTCGGCTGTGATGCCGTCTGACTTGGCAAGATCCTCTCTGTTTAGATACCAATTTACTATTCAAAAGGACTGGTACAGGAACCATCTATATGACGAATAAAAAATCCAAAAAACCTCTTCATTTTTACAGAACAACCTTCGATCCCATGATCGCTCGACTGTATAATAATGTAGCTCAGGGGCGTAGTTGCCGACACTGCCACGGGAAGGGCTATTTCGTTTCTCAAGTGCCGCAGGATGACGCCATATCTCTTCGAAACGGGGAGCCTTATCAGAAAGTTCATTCGTATTGCCAATGTGTCCAGAAAAACATTAAGGACCAACTTAGGGAACAGTAGTTCTGTGGAAGGTTAGGAGAGTGAAGGAAAAGTTCATACGGAAATACATGGGCCTTGCCAAGGTCATTGCCAACGACCAAAACCCATGTCTATCAAGAAGAGTGGGTGTCGTTGTAGTAGACCCCTCTACCAACGGTATTGTAGGGGCTGGCTATAATGGCCCACCAGAAGGAACTCCTCATTGCAATGATGTGGAATTTTTAAAGGGTTTCTTTTGGCCTCAACTCACAGCCAGAGAGAGAGCGGGAGTCTGCATCAGAAGCGGCACAATGGATGGTCAGGATATTGATGCAACTTGCGAGTTTCTTTCGAAATGCAATGAATGTCCTCGCAACATGCTAGGCTACTCTTCAGGGGAAAGAGCCGAACTATGTTCGTGCCAACACGCAGAACGTAATGCGCTTAATAAACTGCCCATTCCGGCCAAAGGTCTCGTCATGTTCTGTTGGTGTGGAGTTCCCTGCATCCAGTGTGCGGGATCTATCATAAACGCAGGCATCAAAGAAGTTCATTGCATGACAGCGGAAGATTATCACCCAACTTCTAGATGGCTTTTTGAGAAGGGCCGCGCAGAACTTTTTGAACACGATATTGCAACATTGGAATTAAAACAATAAGCAACGGAGTTTGCTATGTCAGATAGATTTACTAATAGCTTTAGCTATGAAACATGGTATCAAAAATATAAGTTTACCACCGATGAATGCGTAGAAGACACATGGCTTAGGGTAGCCAAAGATCTAGCATCAGTGGAAAAAAATCAAGAAGAGTGGACTGAAAAATTCTATACGGCATTGGAAGACTTTAAGTTTGTCCCCGGAGGTCGCATAACCTCAAATGCAGGAACCTCATTAAAGGGTACTACCTACATTAATTGTTTCGTTGACGGATTTCAAGGGAAAGATCTCGATTCTATTGAAGGAATTTATGAGACCTTATTACGGCAGGCTAAGATTCTTAAGAGCGAAGGTGGATATGGGTTTTGTGCTGATGTTCTAAGACCTTGTGGCGCTCATATTGGAGGCATCGGGAACCAATCCCCCGGCTCGGTTAAATTCTTAGAATTGTGGGACAAGTCTTCCGAGATTATCACGGCAGGTTCTGGAAAGCAATCAAGAAAAGACCAGAAAAACTTCATCCGCAAGGGTGCGCAAATGGTTACTCTAAGCTGCTGGCATCCTGACATAGTGGAATTCATTGAGGCTAAGAAAACTCCGGGGCGATTGTCTAAGTTTAATATGTCAGTTCTATGCACCGACGATCTCATGACCGCCGTTGCTATTGACCTTCCATGGAAGTTAGTTTTTCCAAACTATGAGGCCTTCCCTTCAGAATATAAAGAGCATTGGAATGGCGATATCCAAGCATGGCTCTCGCTGTTTGAAGATATCGATCATGAAGAATCCCCTTTAGTTACCTACCATGAGTTTGATTCTGCTCGTGAATTGTGGGATCTTATAATGCAAAATACGTACAACCGAAACGAGCCGGGCGTTTTGTTTGTGGACAGTATGAATCGTATGAATAATTTGTATTATTGCGAATCGATTAATGCCACTAACCCATGCGGAGAACAGGCATTGCCTATTGGGGGAGTGTGCTTACTTGGCTCTATCAATCTGGTTCATTTCATCGATCCGGTCAAAAAGGATTGGAAGTATCGTGACTTGAAAGAGACTATTTTTACAGCCGTTAGATTTATGGACAACGTTAACGATAAAACATACGTGCCTCTAAAAACTCAAAAAGATAATCTGAAAAATAAAAGACGTGTAGGCTTAGGTGTTTTAGGCTATGGGTCCGCATTGCTAATGGCGCATGTTAAGTACGGTAGCAAAAAAGCACTAGAGATGACAGAAAGCTTAATGAAGTTTTTCACCAACGAGGCGTACAAGGCGTCCGCTCAAATTGCAAAAGAGAAGGGAGCCTTCCCCCTTTACGATAAGGACCGGTACCTTAAGGGAGAGTTTATTAAAAGGCTCGACAGGAGCACCGTCAATTTAATTAAAGAGCACGGTGTTCGCAATTCTCATGTTACCTCCATACAACCCACGGGGAATAGCTCTTGTTTTGCCAACCTTGTAAGCGGTGGCTTAGAACCCCTCTTCATGCACGGGTATGTAAGAACTTCGATACAGCCTAATGCCCCGGAAGGGCTTTCTGTCCCAAGGGGCGTCGATTGGGAGAATAAAACTTTTGACTTACTACAAGTCCCAGACACTGGATTTAACTGGACTTGGATAAAGGAAGGGGATGAGCACTTATTAGCCACGACCTTTGAAGATAAAACTTGGAAGTTTGACAGGACTCGGGGCTTACTGAAGGAAGAGTGGGTAGAAGATTATGGGGTTACTTATTTAAAGAATACGGATAGATGGAACCCAGAGGCAGGATGGGCCTCCTGCACTATGGATTTAGACGTTGACGCCCATGTGAATACGATGTCGATTTTCGCCCAATGGGTTGACTCTGCAATCTCCAAAACTATTAATTTGCGTAATGATTACTTATACGACGACTTTAAAAAGATCTACAATAAGGCTTGGGAAAATGGCATCAAGGGATTTACCACTTACAGAGCAGGAACCATGACATCTGTTTTGGCCGCTTCGTCATCTATCAACAATGCTCCATGCGGGGTATGTCAGACAACGACCCCTTCCAAAAGGCCAAGAGAGCTACCCTGTGACGTGCATCATATCAAGGTCAAGGGGGAGCAATATTTTGTGTTTGTTGGAATATTAAACAATGATGTATATGAAGTATTTGCGGGCAAGAACGGCTTTATTGACAAGAAAGTTAAGTCTGGAACTATAGTGAAGCTCGGCAGACCCAAGGGCGTCTACAAAGCTATGTTGGAAAACGGATTGGAACTCTCACCTATTAACGCTACTTGCACCGAAGAGGAAGACGCTCTGACGAGGATGACTTCCATGACTCTTCGGCACGGTGCGAATGTTCACATGGTAGTGCAACAATTAGAAAAGGTAAGAGGAGACATGACTTGCTTTGCAAAGAGCATGGCAAGAGCACTCAAGAAATACATACCGGATGGAACCAAGGAGGAAGGGGCGTGCCCCGAATGTGAAAGTACGGAGTTGATACGTCAGGAAGGTTGTATTACTTGCACCCAATGCGCATGGTCTAAATGCGTGTAACTTTACTATATTAATCTTAAGACTATGCATAGAATTATACTTCATATTTGCTGTGCTCTGATCGTAGCAATTTCAGCAATAGATACTTACTGGCTTAGTAAGGCGAGAGAATATATCGAGGAAGTGGAGCAAAATCCGATTGGCCGATACCTGATCTCCCTAGACAATGGAGACGTATCACTCTTTATTTTGTGCAAGTTCTTAGGAACTTATATCGCAGTAGCAGCAACGTATGCAATCTACAAAAAATATCCTAAGTACGGAATGGTGACGGCAGTCTCCCTCGCCATCGCGCAGATTTGGTTGCTCCTGTACCTTTATTGTGGGCCGATTTCGAAACTTTGGGGGTAGAATTTAAGGGAAATAAACGATGCCAGAATATATATTTCGTTGCAATCATTGCGAGATTAATTTTTCACATGCTTGCAGTATGTCAGAATTCACTAAGCGAAAATATTTTAGATGCCCAGAATGCCACAAAAAAGGAGAGCGAGATTTCTCTTTTGATGGCATTGGAGGATCGGTGACAAGGTCTTTATCTGAATGTAAAACCATAGGCCATTATGCAGAAAAACAATCTGCAAAATATAGCAAGCAGCAAATAGAAGATATACAGGAAAGTTTCAAAACAAAGAAAACGTCGGGCATGGAACAGTTACCAGAAGGCATGAGCCGTATAGAAAAACCACAGGAAAGTACCCAGTGGGCACGTAAAGAGAAAAAGACAAGAGACATTAAGAGAAAGAGGAGATAACATGGCAAAAAATAAAGATCCCAACGAAGGTTTCCACATCATAGATAAAAGCAAAAAAAGCAAGGAGCCTAAGCGAGTAGAGGTTATCTATACCGTCTCTGGTAAACATGATTATCTAGAAGACAAGAAATATCCCGCAGTAAAATTAGACTCTACCGAAGCAAAAGAATCTGCCATTGCCCATGCTATGAAAATTACCATTGGTGCAAGAACTAAATATTACGCCAAGCGAGGCAAGCATGGAAGGTTGTTTAATCCGGTAGGCATGTTTAGTGAGGGAATGGGCAGTAAGCGGCTGCACCATGCGGGGAGACCTGAGTGGAGATTCGTAGAAATTGGAGAAAGGGCGTTTAGATTTTATAGAGACTTTTTAAGAACTAAAAATATTGCATACCTACATAATGCAGAAAGAGAGCTACTATGAAAAAGGGCAAGATTACAGAAGTAGAGATTTCCTGCCTTAAAGGAATGGCTATGGACAATGTCTCAGCAGAAGGAATGGCGAAACAACTTAACAGGAGCGTTGAGGCGATTCAAAAGGAGCTAGATCGCATTAGCGACAAAGTTCTGAGGGATCAAATGCTTATTACAAAGACTGCCGGTGGCGTTCCCGGTGTTGCGGTCATGACCAAAGCAGGATCATTGCGAACGGATGAGAATAAAAATGAGCCTCCCTCTACTACGATACCACGCAAGGGAGACCGTGCCGAATGGGTTCACAAGATTCGACCTGATGAAGAATAGAACAGAATCTAGACGTTACCCATCTCGCTATTCTCCAGATGTGGATGAAAATGGAGTTGCATGGATAACTGGCCGTCAATATATTGTGGAGATGGTATGTGAAAATAAAGCGGCTAAAGATATAAAGGAACTACCTCGCGGCTTCTATACCAAAGAGTTGCAGCTTTCAGATTGGCAGAAATTCTACAGGGAACAAATTAATAACCGTAGTCTAACAAGGCTTATTGACAAGCACGGTGTTGATAAAATCATTGCGTTCTTAAAAACCAACAAATACGTCATGAGTCTAAGGCCGAAATGGGTTCACGAGAAAATTGAAGAGTATACTTATGTAGAGCGCACAGCTAGTAAAGAAGAGCTATCTTATGATTTTCATAGCAAAGAAAACTTTACCAGTAATAATAAAAAGAGATCTATCATTTCCAAATTAGAGGAATTGGAATGACGAAGGACATCATTAAGGAATATGGAGATGTTATCCATGACCCGTCTTCGATAACCAATCAAGAACTAGAGATCATATCGGTTAGCCCCAAGATTGACATTGCCTTGGGTGGGGGCGTCCCCGAAGGGTCTCTTTTCATACTGACCGGTCCAGAAAAGGTTGGAAAAACTGTTACGGCACTCACCTTTTGCGCAAACGCTCAAGCCCTAAAACGCAAAGTTTATTATGGCAACATTGAAGGAAGGTTGAGAAAAAGAGACATAGAGGGGATCGCCGGAATCAATATGGACCCAGAGTACCTCGAAATTATAGGATCAACACAGGGGAATATCCTGTCTGCTGAAAAATATCTTAGCATCTTTGATCAATTGATTCACACCCAACCCAACTGCATATGCATTGTTGATTCTTTTTCGGCTCTCGCTAGCGATGCAGAACTGACGGGAGATTTAAGCGATCAGCAAGTAATGAGCGTGCAAAAGGTATTGGCCAAATTCTGTAGAAGAATTTCTAACGTGCTCCCTATCAATAAAGTTACAGTCGTTGGAATCACGCACCTAATGGCTAATATCAACAAGTTCGGAAGAGGCAAAACCAAGGTAGAAAAATCGGGAACTGCCTTAAAATATCAGGTCGATGTTAAGTTACACGCTTCACACCTCACTCCCATATTACAGGGAGAGACTCAAATTGGTCAGACTGTGCATTGGCAAGTTGTTACTTCTGCTATCGGCCCTCCGGGGCAGAAAGTGGCCAGTCATATTAAATATGGTAGGGGGATTTGGAAGGAGATGGAGCTTGCGGATCTGCTTGTAGATTTCGGCTTGGTGCAAAAAAGCGGATCTTGGCTCACTCTCCCAAACGAGGAAAAGCTACAGGGAAAGAATAATTTAGCTGCGTACTTAGAGGAAAACCCAAACGAGTATCTCAAATTTGAAAATGACATTTTTTCTATGATTGGAATCGAAAGGTAAAGACAATGATCAAAACGATTTTTACGGCTGCGTTAATTTTCTTGGCGAGTACCATTAATGTGGTTGCTGAAGAGCCGACTATTGCTTTGGGGCCACCCGACATCGCCAGACTATATCAGCACCTACAGGACGTTTCTGTTACTGTTAAGGCACAGGATGGCGAAGGCTCTGGAGTTATTGTCACACGGACCATTCCCATCACTCAAATTCAGCCACCGGCTCTAGGAAAGCCTCTCACCGTGAAGGTGAATTTTGTATGGACAGCGGCCCATGTTGTAGACAGTCTCCGCTCCGTTAGAACTGTTATTAAAGATGGGCAGGCTAGAAAAATTATTGAATTCAAAGACGCGCAAATCGTTCAGGAGTTAGTCGAAGACGGTCGCAGGGTTGGCGAAATGAAAATGGAAGCCAAGGTGATCAAATACAGTGACTCTGAAAACGGTGAAGACTTGGCTCTTTTGATGATTCGGAAGAAGGGATTTATCGATAAGTCAGTCACCTTCTATAATGGAGAAGGTAAGCCAGTTGCTATCGGCACTGAATTATACCATGTGGGAAGTTTACTAGGTCAAACTGGCTCGAATTCCATGACGAGAGGAATTTGCTCTCAAATTGGAAGAGTTCTTGAATTGGGAAATGGTGCTGGAGTAGTCTTTGATCAAACTACGGTGACCGCATTTCCGGGGTCCAGCGGTGGCGGTGTCTTTCTAAGCGAACGTTCTGGCCACAATGCCGGTCAATATATGGGGATGCTCGTTCGCGGCGCTGGAGAAACTTTTAATCTTATTGTTCCAATTCGCAGAATGCGGAGCTATGCTAGAAAAGAAGGTATCTTGTGGGCTATTGATTTAGACTATCCCGTCCCCACTCTAAAAGAAATTACTTCCATGTCTGTGGAAGGGCCAAGGTCTCCTGCTAGAGAAGGGGCTAAGGTTACGAAAGACTCTATTAAGTTTCCCAAGCTCCCCCTAAGAAAAGAAAAGAATGAAGACTAGGAGTTTAGACGGAGATATTCATAAATGGAAGATTGAGAGCAGCTTGATCCGAGGGAACGAGGAAAGACCCCGATCCAAGCTACATCTAGCTGCTCGCTCTCTTCTAAAAGAGATATATCCCACATTGCAAATCTGCGAGGAGATACCGGTTCGTATCAGGCGTGACAAAAAAGCAATCATTGATTTTTATATCAACACAATCAAGACCGTAATCGAAGTTCATGGAGAGCAACATTATAAATTCAACTCTCTATATCATACTTGCGCCCAAGACTTTTTAAACCAAAGGAAAAGAGATTCTGAACTTATAGATTGGTGCGTTCTTAATAATTTGAATTATGTAGAGTTGCCATTCAACGAAAATAGGAAGCAATGGAAAATAAGAATTCAGCCAAAGAGCAGTTAGAAAAACTGGACTCTGTTTTAGACGAGTACGAGTCCTCCCTAGGGATTCCTGTATTTAATAGCGATTTTTACGATGATACCGCAAAAAACTATTTACAGTTATCTCGTAACCAAATAGAAAAGCTTACTCCCGAGCAGTGTGCAGAGGCAGCCCTCCTTTTGGCCTCTCTATCTTTCCATTTGCAAAGAGGCTATAATCGGGAAATAGCGAGGGTCAATTGGGCAGATCAAGTTCTTAAGAGCGCGGTTGCTGGTAGAGAACAGCAATACAGAGGGTCGTGGGAAAGCCAGTTCAATCAGGCAGTTGGAGAGGATGGTTACACTAGAAAAATCTTGGCCATCAAAAGGTACGCCCAGCAAAGAGCCGACCGAGTGAACTACCTGTCCTCTTCGGTTAAGAATATCGGTGACATCTTTCTTAGTGTTCAAAGATCAAAGGCGTTTAAAAATGGATAGTCAAGACCCCAAAGACCTTCAACAGATAATTGATTTGCTATCTGCCGAACAACTAGAAGACTTAAAAAAGATTCTTTCTTCAGGGTCAAAGAAGCCGAATAAAAAAAGGCGAGGGAGGGGTAAGCGAAAAAAAACTCAGACACCTCCATCGGCAAAGACTGTGGATAAGTCCTCCTTTCTTGACGGCATTTCGCTCACTCCTGATGAGCAGAAAGAAATGGGCGAGGCTTCTCAATTTGATAAAGAGAGAGGGCTTGACAGGCCGAAAAATGATGGTATAATCCCACAGTCTCCTTCTTTCCAGAAGGTGCCGATTCAGTGTAGGATCTGCGGAAAATCATTTGACATTTCCCCGTCCTTGATACCTCCCGAAAGAAATCGTTTTAAATGTAATAAATGTTCATGTAGTGCAGGTTAGGAGATTAAAAATGAATGCGACTAAGTGGTTAATGCTCGTACTGGTTCTTGGAATTTGTTCAACAACAATTCAGTCTTTAGTTATGCTGGAGGGTCAGGAAGTTATACTGGAGGGTCAGGAGGATCTCAAAAAAGAAGTCACATCGCTTCAGACTCAGGTTGACGGGCACGCAGAAGACACGTATGTCTTAATGAGATCAGATTCTTCTAGACTATATACGATTATGGACACACAAATAAGAACACTCCACTACACAAAGCCTCATACAGGGCCTATGTGGGCGTGTCCCGAATGTGCTGAAATACATGCAAAGGATAAAAAGAACGGGGGGGTTTCATCTTTCAACCTTAAGAAGAAAACAAAGAAAGTAAATAAGGACTAGGTATGATTTTATCTGATGCGCCTGCTGAACGAGCGATCCTCGCTGGCATTTGCCGATACGGCTCAGAGGCTTACTATGACGTTGTTGATCTGATTGATCCGAATAGCTTTACTATTGATTCGAACTCCATGATTTATACGTGCCTGAAGCACATCATGGATAAAGATAGTACTATCTCTATAGACCTTCCAACCATTCTATCTTCAGCAAAAGAAATAGGTCTGCACGATCTTGTTTCCGACAAGCAGGAAGTTCAGCATCTGTCTGCGATTATGAAATTCCCAATCTTCTTGGACAATGTCCGCAAGATGGGAGCTAAGGTTCGCAAGCTTCAGATAGCTCGAATGATGCATGATCAACTGGAAGCTACTAAGGAAAAATATTCTGGGGTAACGGGCAATGAACCTATATCGCAGATATTGGGCATCGCTGAAGAATCTATTTTCGATTTTACGTCACTTATTAATGATAATGATGATGCTCCTCAAAAGGTTTTCATTGATGTTGAAGACAGGCTTGACGATTTAGCTGAAAGCCCTCTGGACCAAGTGGGCATCCCTACAGGATTCAACCGATACGATTTTGCTATTGGAGGGGGCTTGCGGAGAGGAACCGTAAACGTCATCGGAGCGCGGCCTAAAGTTGGCAAAACTCTCTTTGCTGAGAATGCTGGCATTTATATAGCTCGCACCCTTGGCATTCCAGTGCTAAACTTAGATACTGAAATGATGAGAAAAGATCATCAGGATCGTGGGATGGCAATGCTTACAGAAATTTCAATCAATGATATCGAAACTGGTAAGTTCGCCTCTAATAGTTATAAAAATCAAAAGCTACGTGAGTCTGCGAAGGCAGTCAAAGACATCCCCTATTACCATAAGTCTATTGGTGGAAAGCCGTTTGAAGATCAGTTATCTATTATGCGAAGATGGATTGCAAAAGAGGTCGGAATTAACCATGCTGGCAACGCAAACGATTGCGTAATTATCTATGACTATCTAAAAATTATGGAATCGTCAGATATCAAAGGGGACATGAAGGAATACCAGCTACTAGGATTCCTTATGACATCCTTGCATAACTTCGCCGTCAGATACGAAGTTCCAATTCTAGCTTTTGTGCAGCTTAATAGAGACGGCATCAACAAAGAGTCTACCGACACTGCCAGCGGGTCAGACAGGATCATCTGGCTGTGCTCTAATTTTAGTATTTATAAAGCCAAGTCTGATGAAGAGGTCGCCAAAGATGGTCCTGAAAACGGTAACCGCAAATTAGTCCCGGTTATTGCTAGACATGGGGAAGGTCTGGCCGATAAGGACTATATTAATATTAACATGATTGGTAAGTACGGAAAGATCGTTGAGGGCAAGACCGCCTTTGAACTAGAAGATGGCACCGATTTTGTAAAGGACGGGGGTCAACCGGAAAATGACAATGACGACATACCCTTCGCGTAAGTCCCACAAGTATAATGATCAGGCAAAACTAAACGCCCTGACCGCCCTAGCGGTTCAAAATATAGAGAGGATATATAGCTACTTTGGAACCGAAATCTCTTATAGGAATGACATACTAATTAAGTCTTCCTGCTTTACTCATGGGGGCGACAACCCAACGGCGTTGAACCTTTACTATAACGGAGACATTCGCGTTCACTACAAATGTAGAACCCATCAGTGTGAAGACCTTTTTGGTTCTTCGTTGATTAGTCTTGTAAGAGGGGGTCTTTCTAGAACACGGTATAAATGGACAATTAATGGAGATAAAGAAGCCACATTTAACGAGACTGTAGATTTTCTTTTAAAGATCACTGATCAAAATTTTGATAGCTTAAGTTCAGAACATACTAGTATTGATGGAGATAAGTTACAGTTTTCTTCTTTAATTAACGGCTTTATGATGCCTGAAAATGTCCTAACTGGCATCCGCAGGGATTTTTATAGAAGCAAAGTAGAAATACCATCATCATATTATTTGCAAAGAGGATACTCCATTGAGGTTCTTGACAAGTACGATGTTGGAACGTGCAAAAGACCTAGGAAGGCTCTTTACCAAAGGGCGGTTGTTCCTGTCTACGACGATTCCGGCGATATTATTTTGGGGTTCACAGGAAGGAGCGTCTTCTCAGAATGTTCTAAGTGCAAACATTATCACGACCCCGATAAGGAGTGTCATTTTTTCCCCAAATGGAAGCATACCGCTGGGTTCCAGAAGGAAAACTGCTTGTATAATTACTGGTACGCTAAGGAATCTATCCTAGAAAGCGGAGTGGTTGTTTTGGTAGAATCTCCGGGCAATGTTTGGCGATTAGAGGAGGCGGGAATACATAACTCAGTGGCAATCTTTGGGGCGCATTTAAGCCAGAACCAAAAAAAGATTATTGACTCGTCGGGAGCGCTCTCCATAGTTTGCCTGTTGGACAATGACGAGGCCGGATTAAGCGGCACGAAAAAGATTCATGAACAATGTTCAAAAATGTATCGTTTATATTTCCCAGAACTAGACGTAAACGATATTGGGGATATGAGTGTAGATACAGTGACTAGCGATATTAAACCTTTAATATGTAAGATAGGAGATGTTTATAATGGTTGAAAATTTTGAAATGGGCGGTCCTGATAGTCCTGCTAGTGAAGGGGTCTATCCCTCTACCGAAGCAGCTTCGGCTCCTGCTTCTCCCCCCACCAGCGCTCAATTAATTTTGCGAGCGGTGGAGGCACATTTTATGGCTAAAAGATCGCGAGCAGTTGCGAATCTTAATAATTATTTGACGAATTCCGTTGGGATTGGGGAGCATCCCGATGTGGTTGAGGAATGTATCAAGCTCATAGATGACATAGACCACTCCGAAAGTTCATTGGCTACTTTGAATAGGGTTATTTCTTCATGACTCAAATTATTGGATTCGCAGGCAAAAAGCAAGCTGGCAAAGACACTGCTTGCAATTTTGTTCTAGCTGCCAAAATTGCCGAGCTTGGAGTAAGCAGGTCTACTCGCCTAACCGATGAGGGCGAAATAGAAGTTAGCGATATTCTAGATGATTCTGTTTCTGGTAAAGAATGGATTCCGTTCAAACCCCCCTATGTTGATGTTCAAAATCTTTTCGATAACGAGCTTGGCAAGTTTATTAAGATATACTCTTTTGCTGAGAAATTGAAACGAATGTCTATAGATATTCTGGGGTTAAAAGAAGAGTGGGTGTTCGGAACTGATGAACAAAAAAATACTCTCACAAGCTTTAAATGGGAAAGGTTTTCACAAGATAAAAAAGGGTCCATGACCGCAAGGGAAGTCTTACAACATGTAGGCACCGACATGTTTCGTTCTATATATGAAAATGTATGGGTCGATTCATGCTTGAAGCAAATAGAAGAAGACGGTCCCGAATTAGCTTTGGTTTCAGATGCAAGATTCAAGAACGAAGTACTGTCCATCCAAGATAGCGGAGGGTTTGTAGTAGGACTAACAAGGAGTCCTTACAAGAAAGTAGATAGGCACGCTAGCGAAACTGAAGTTGAAGAATGCTTTGACATCTGTGATATCATCGTAGACAACAGTGACCTCTCCATACCAGAGCAAAATAAAGAGATATATTTAGCTATCAAACATTTAGATAATATCCCTCACATTTTATAGGAGGCTTCCATGCCGCAACCAGATTCGTCTAACACATTAATTGTAGATTGTGATGGCGTAATTGCAGATAAAAATAATGGAGGAGACTATGCTAAAGCCGGGCCGCTTCAGCACGGTATCGATCAAGTTAACAGGCTCTACGATATGGGCTACACAATTGTTCTATACACTGCCAGATATGGAGACCGGGAAAAGGGCAATATTCACTTGCAGTACGGGAGGGGCTACAAGGAGTGGACAGAGTGGCTTGAGGAACATGGTGTAAAATATCATCATGCGTATATGGGGAAGCCTGCGGGAGTTATCTATATAGACGATAAGGCCGCTCGGGTAAGAGGAGACAGCGAGGAGGGGTGGTCACAAGTGTGGGAAGAGGTAGACAACTTAAAGGGAAAAGACAGGTATGGTAATATCATATGATTCCCATAGTCTATTTCAGGTCGTCGTCTTTTAATTGCCATCGGTTTTGTCCGATGCAATACTACATGGAGTACACGTTGGGATGGAGGGGAGACTCTGGCAAAAAGGCTGACAAGGGAACCATTGTCCACAAAGCTCTGGAGATTGTCGCTGTTTGCAAAAAAGGCCTGCAAGATGGCAAAAAGATTATTGTAGATCCTCAAATTGGGAGAGTCAGTACCTGTAATCACGAAAGAAAATACCTGAGCAAGGTGATCTCAAGGGTTTACGAATACTATACTAGCAGAATCCCCCACCATCCGTGGACAGATAAAGACGCCAAAGATTGCGAAAAATGGGTCTGGAAGGCTCTTGAATATAATGATGGGATGTTTGATCCCCGTAATAGAGACGTGGTGGCTGCGGAGCCACGTTTCGATTTTTATATTGAAGAAGATTGGGCTAAATATTCTTATGATACGCAAGAGGAAAAGCTGGAAGGCCAATTGTCCATGAAGGGAACCATTGACCTTGTAACCGATCTAGGTGATGGCGTATATGAAGTAATAGATTGGAAAACTGGAAGGCGGTTGGACTGGGCTACAGGAAAGAAGAAAACACAGCACAACCTCTTTGATGATGCTCAGTTGAGAATATATCATTATGCTGTCAAACACATGTTCCCCGAGGTTTCTTCTTTTTTGATTACGATATATTTCATCAATGATGGAGGAGCGTTCACTTTACATTTCCAAGATAAAGACCTTAAAGATACGGAAGAGATGCTTAAGGCTAAATTTGAATTCATCAAGAATACAGACGATCCAAAAATCATTAGACAATTGGACCCTCCTCAGTCATGGAAATGTTCAAAGCTGTGTCATCAAGGAAAGACAACATTTGAAGATACTTCTATTGAGCCGCTTATAGAACGTCGCACGGGACAAAGAACGCGACATGGAGAAGTCATGACCAAGTGCGAGCAGGCGAGATATATGGTCAAAAAATATGGTATTGATTGGGTTACTGATAATCTCACTCATCCCGATCATCAAATAGGCTTGTATCAGCCTCCCGGTGAGGTCTAAGGAGCATATAATGTCAACAGAGAAACGCATGGACGACCTCAATAAGCTGTCGGACATCTTGAATGAATTTCTGGACGAAGACCAAGCGAGGGAATTCACATCTAAAATAGAGCAGGAAGTTGCCCAAAAGACGGATGACAAGACACTACGGGCACTATTAGAAACTTTAAGTTCGCTTTACACTGTCAAGCCGAGCAGAAAGGAACACTTCAAGAAAGTCGTCCTTACTTTACTAGTTGCGTTTCACATGTCTGTGATAATTATTAACCTCGTGGCATTCTTCATCCTACCATTTCTGTACCCTCTGCTGGTATGGATGCCTCTTAATAGCTTCATCCTGACTGTCACGTTTACTAGAGAAATCTGCCCTTTAACCCGGCTTGAAAATTACATGAGAACGTCAATGGGAATGCCAAGAATAGGGGGGTTCATAGGGCACTATTTTGTCAGGCCCACTAAAAGAGCATATAGGACTTACAAGATAGGACTTGGACTCTCAGGCAAAAAAGGAAAATCAAATGATAGAAGTCAAGATAACCCAGAAGATGAAAAAAAGAGCTTGGACCAAAGCCCGTGAGATGGGGGTCATTAGAAACTCCATTCTCAGCGGTGCTGGGAATATAGCAGGATTTCTTGGGGAAGAAGTTGCCAATTCTTTGATCAAGGGAGAGATCAGCAATACATATGATTATGATATCGTGCATAATGCAAAGACTCAAGAGCTTAAATACGATGTAAAAACTAAAAGATGCACGTCTATCCCGAAACCCTACTACGAATGCTCAATTGCGGCGTATAATACCAAGCAGGCATGTGACAGGTATGCTTTTGTTCGCATAGAATGGGTCCACGGCAAATGGGGGAGGGCTTGGGTTTTGGGATGGCTAGACAATAAAGAATATTTCGAGAAGGCTCAGCGGCTTAACAAGGGGGACATTGACCCCTCTAACGGTTATGTAGTCAAGGCAGACTGCTACAATGTGAGCATCTCGGAATTGAGAGACTTTAGGAGAAGGAAATGACATACGTTCCGCTGCACGTCCATTCTGAATATAGCTTGCTGGACGGGCTTTCACAAACATCACAGATATCTAGAAGATTAGAAGATATAGAAACAGACACCTGCGCCCTTACTGATCACGGAACTGTTTCTGGGGCCGTTGACTTTTCCAAAACGCTGGGGAATGCATCTCAGAAACCAATTTTGGGATGTGAGTTCTACTTATGCATGGGTGATGCCTCCGAACAGTCTCCAGAAAATAGAGATCTTGTTCACCAAGTGGTTATAGCGAAAAATTTACAGGGATGGAAAGACCTACTTCGGCTAGTATCCCAATCAAATAGAACTGATCAATTTTACTATAAGCCTCGTATTGATTTCGATCAATTAAAAGCAGTTGCCGCAAATGGCAATCTGATTTCATTTAGCGGTCACTTGGGTTCTTACTTAGGCAATGCCGCACTAGAAAATTCTGATGACCGTTTTCTTTCCAACGCGGCTTTAAAATTACAGGACATGTTTGGAAGGGGGAATTTCTTTATTGAAATACAACTGATAGACTCTCAAAATAATGAAGGTGCTAGAATTGCCGCTGAAAGATTGCGAGAGATCGCCGTGCAGACAGGCATTCCCCCCGTAGCAACCCCAGACGCTCATTACCCTACCAGAGAGGCCGCAGAAGACCAGAGGGTGCTCCTCTGCACGTCTTTAAAAAAGACTATAGGCCAAGTCCACAGGGAATTAAAAGAGGGAAAGTCTCGTTCGCTTAAGTCATTTTTTTCCTCTGACAATTATCATATTCCCTCTTACGAAGAGATGAGTCAGTTTCATACTGAAGAAGAATTGCAAAACACAATAGTGATTGCCAATATGTGTGAATCTTATGATATTCTAGGAGCACCAAACCCCCCTACGTTTTCGTGTCCAGCAAATTACGAAGCTCAAAGCTATTTGAGACATCTGTGTAAAATTGGATGGTCTCAAAAAATGCAGCATATCGAAAAGAACGGCGCTGATTTTAACAGGTACGGAGATCGGGTCCAGAAGGAGCTTCAAGTTTTTGAGGAGGCTGGCCTGTCAGGATACTTTTTAATCGTGCAGGACATTTTACAATTTTGCAGGAAGGAAGGCTACTTAACAGGCCCCGGCAGAGGGAGTGCCGCAGGCTGCATGGTGTCGTACCTTATTGGCATTACACAGATAGACCCTTTGCGACACAATTTGGTTTTCGAAAGATTTTACAACGCAGGAAGAAATACTTCGGGAAGAATATCAATGCCTGACATTGATATAGATGTTCCCAAGGTTGCTAGGGAAAAAGTGATTAGCTACATGAAGCAAAAATATGGAAAAGATAACGTAGCACAAATCGTTACCTACCAAACCTTGCAAGGGCGATCTGGACTCAAAAGAGTGATGCAAGCTAGGGGGAATATATCCTTTGCTGAACAAAACGACATTACTAAGCACATCATGGATGAGTCCAAAATTGCCGACGAACTTCAAGACATGAAAGAGGAGCTTGGCGAATCATCGCTTATCTTGTGGGCATTAAAAAATAGAAAGCAGCAGCTTAAAGACTGGTGTGAAATAGGCGAGGATGGTAAGCTAGAAGGTAAAATGTCTCGTGTCTTTGAGCAAGCTATCAGACTAGAGGGGACTAAAATTATTCAATCCAAGCATGCTGCGGGGGTGGTAGTTTCACCATCTTCGATTTCAGAAACGTGCCCTATGATCAAGCCTGCGAACAAAGGAGAAACGGACTTGCTGGCTGGGTTCGAGGGGCCTAGCTGTGAAGATGTCGGACTCTTAAAGCTAGATGTATTGGGGATTAGAATGTTGGACAAAATAATGGAAGTACCGGACATACTGAGGGGATAAAAATGACATTATGGATATACTGTCCGAGGTGTGGCAAAGCTGTTGATGAGTTTGAAGAAAGATGTACCCACTGCGATCTTGGAGGCATATGGGAACATAATTGGCGAATAATAAGCGAAGAGTTGGAAGATTTTATGACAACCGGAACCCCTCCCAACATGGTTCCAAGGGCAGACAACGGATAGGAGACGAGATGAATAACCGGTGGATTATAGTGTTCGACTTTGAGACAGACGGGGTAGACCCAAATACTTGCAATCCCGTAGAGCTTGCGGCTATTCCTATCGATCCTCAAACTTTGGAAATTAAAGAGAAGAAAGCTTTTAGCGCTGTCATCAAACCACCCGGATTTAATAAAGAAGAATACTTCACAGACGACCGTCAAAAGACTATAGAATGGCATGCGAAACAGAGGGGCGTAACTAGCGCCGACATTATCAAGTCTTGGAAGAAGGGGAAGAGCGAAAAGATAGTCTGGAAAAACTTTTGCGAATACTGCAAGAAGTTCAATATAGAAAAATCTTATGGAAACTGGTACACAGAGCCGATAGCTGCTGGGTATAACATCATCGGATTTGACTTGCCGATTTGTCAGCGGTTAGCCGACAAGCATAAGACTGGAATGCCATTTGCTAAAGTGAACAAGATGGATCTCATGGACCTCCTGTTTTATTGGTTTGAGAACCTAGGCGAGCCTAAGAATATGAGACTTGATACAATGCGAGATTTTTTCGGAATCCAAACAGTCCAAGCGCATGAGGCGTATTCTGACACTTTCGATACTGCAAAGCTATTGGTGCAGTTCCTTAAGTTCCATAGACGACAGTCTAGCGTAGGCAAGTTCAAGGGAGCAATGGTTCAAAAATGAAGAATGCATTTGCATGTGGATGCACGTTCGATGTAGTTGACAATCACGTTGTTTACGATCCCAATATTGAACGCCTGCCTCTCAAATGCTCTGCTACTTGGGATTTAATTTGTGATGGAAATACCAAAGGAGTTTTCCAATTGGACTCCCAACTGGGGCGAAGTATGGCTGAACGAGTAAAGCCAAAGAATATAGAAGAGCTATCAGACCTCGTAGCTATTATTCGACCGGGATGCATGGAGGCAATTGTAGATGGCAAAAGTCTGACACAACACTATATAGATAGAAAGCACGGAATAGACCCCGTTGAATATTTTCATGATGCGCTTGAACCGATCTTATCCAGCACCTATGGGATACTCGTCTATCAAGAACAAGCCATCCTTATTGCTAGAGACATCGGGGGTTTCGACCTACAAGAAGCAGACATTTTGCGCAAAGCCATTGGAAAGAAAGACGTAGGTTTGATGGCCGAACTAAAAAAGCGGTTTATTCAAAAGGCAGAGCAAAAAAAGGTTGTCACAAAAGAACAAGCTGAAGAAATATTTAGTTGGATTGAAAAATCTCAAAGATACTCATTCAATAAGTCACATTCGGTAAGCTATGCGTACAATGCGTATCTGACAGCTTATACGAAGACTCACTTCCCAAGGGAGTTCTTCACGTCGTACCTTAAAAATTCAATTGGCAAGCCTGACGCCTACACAGAAATAGAAGAGCTAGTAAATAACGCTCGCATAATGGACATTGATGTGATGCCCCCGAATATTAAAAAGATGAACAAAAGGTTCACCTTAATAGGCCCCAACCCCACATTCGGCATTACGGAAATTAAGGGCGTAGGTGGTTCCGTGTTTGATAAGATGAGCGAGTGCCTGAGCCGCAATCAGATCAATTTAGAAACATGCGACTGGAATACATTTTTAATAGGATTCGGCTCATGTATTAAAGTAGACTCCTTTGAAGCCTTGATACTTAGCGGCGCACTTGATTGCTTTGATATTAGTCGTAGTCAAATGGCCCATGAATTGAAAATGTTCAGAGAATTAAGTAAGCGAGAAATCGCTTGGATTGAAACGTACAAGTCGTCGAACGTTAAAGCCGATCTAGAGGGATGTATCGCTGAAATGATCTCTACTAACAACTGGTCAAATCCCAAGAGGCCGATATTCAGAAGGGATCGACTAGAGGTAGTAGAAAGCATTAGGGGTTCTTTACAGAATCCGGGCTATGAGCTTGTAGACTTTCCCGGCTGGAAAGCCAGAAAGGAAGAACACTACCTTGGAGTCTCTTTAACTTGCGCCCGAGTAGATGAGTATGATACAAGTGGTGCTAATTGCACATGCAAAGAATACACTGACGGCTTTAACTCAAGGAACGGTATAAGAATAGCCGCCCAGATTGACGGCGTGAGAGAATGGAAAATTAAAAGAGGAAATTCCAAAGGAAAAAAGATGGCTTTTGTTACCATCAGCGACGGAACTTGCAGCTTAGATAGCGTAACAGTATTTTCTGATGAGTGGGAAAAATACAGTAACGAATTGTCGGAAGGGAATGTTTTGTTGCTAGCTGGCATGAGGGACTCTAAAAGAGGAAGTTTTCTAATAAAGTCAGTTTCTAAGGTCAAAAACCTAGCTTAGATAATATAATATATTAAGAGGGATTTATGGACGAACTGATAGAAAAGCATATGGGCTTGGTGATATCTATAGTCAATAGGTTTAGTCCTAAAAATCAAACAGAAAAGGACGACTACATACAAGCCGGGCGTATAGGTCTTTGGAAAGCCCTTACTAAATTTTCAAAAACGGGAGGAAGCAAATTTTCCCCATACGCTTGGAACCCCATCAAATGGGAAATCATAAAAGAAATCCGATCTGCAAAATCTAAATGTGACTCAATCAGTTCAGAGGATTGCGAACACTATTGTGGCATTAGAAGCTCGGCGCATTTTTGGGAGCTTATTCCATCTAGCCTAACCCCTGCGGAACGCCAAGTAATTCAACTGAGACGTGAGGGCTATAACTTCAAAGAAATTTCATGTGAATTGGATTGTCATAGGTCTCGTATCAAAAAGATTTTTCAGAGCGCTATATGCAAAATAAGAGAAACTAATAATGAATAAAAGGCGCGTCTTATTAGTTAGCGAAGCAAACTTTTTAAACTCAGGGTTTGGCACGTATGGCAAAGAGCTTTTAAATAGGCTACATACTACCAACAAATATGAGTTAGCTGAATTCGCATCTTATGGCAAGCCCAGCATGGGCCAAAGTGTTCCGTGGACTTTCTATGGGAATATGCCGGAAGATGGAGATCAAGCGTCCTTGGACTTCTATAATAGTAACGGGTCTCACCAATTCGGAACATGGAGATTTGACAAGGTTTGTATAGATTTCAAGCCAGACATTGTGCTGTGCTATAGAGACCCTTGGATGGACAATTGGATTCAAAACGCTCCCACCAGACCGTACTTCCATTGGGTATGGATGCCCACCGTTGATTCTTCTCCCCAGAGACAAGAGTGGGTAAATACTTTTTCAACATGCGATGCTGTCTTGGCTTACTCAGAATTTGGAGGCAAAGTTCTAAAGGAACAAGGCAAAGAAAGAATCAACTATATCGGGTGTGCTTCTCCCGGCATTGATCCTCACGTTTATAAGCCGCTGCCTAAAGAAGCCCTCAGAAAAGAAATGGGAATTGATCCAGAATGTTTTATCGTTGGAACGGTAATGCGAAATCAAAAAAGAAAACTGTTCTTTGAACTTATGAAGTCCTTTCGCTCGTTCTTAGATGAAGCCCCTTCAGACATTGCCTCTAAGTCCTTGTTATATTTGCATACCAGTTATCCCGAAAAAAACGGGTGGGACATAGCGGATGGAATAATGCAAAACAACCTTGGGGGCAAGGTTCTAATGACCTATATTTGTAGAGTATGCAATAAATTTTTTCCATCCACCTTTCAAGATGCTCTCGCTCAGTGTCAATTTTGCAAGCAAAGAACTGCTGTCTGCCCCACTGTGAGCCTTGGGGTTTCTGTCGAAGACCTTGCTAAAATTTATAACCTGTTTGATCTCTATGTCCAATACGCAATATGTGAAGGCTTTGGAATGCCCCAAGTAGAAGCTGCCGCATGCGGCGTTCCTGTTGCGGGTACGGACTATAGCGCCATGCATGACGTGATTAAATTTACAAAAGGCTATCCCATTCCGGTGAAGACATTTTTTAGAGAGATCGAAACTAACGCTGAAAGAGCATATCCCGATAATGACAAGTTGAAAGAAACCTTCATAGAATTTTTTAGTCAATCCAATGAGGAACGAGCTAAGAAGTCAATGGAGGTTCGAAAGCATACAATTAAACGTTATAATTGGGATGATACCGCCAGTGTATGGGAACGTTACATAGACTCATATGAGCCACAAGGATTGCAGGGGAAATGGGATTCGCCAGCTTCTCTGTCTATGGTGCCAGATGGCATCCCAGAAAATTTATCGAACGAGGATTTCGTTAAGTGGATATTCACAGATGTGTTGCATGACCCCGACCTATTACATCAAAACGAAGGTGTTAAGCTATATAGAGACCTCACTTTTGGCGCTGAAATGGGTCAGGGCGTTCTGGAGCCTCTTAGTAGAGAAAAGATCTTCGATGCGTACAGGGCGCGGGCAAATAACAGAAATCAGGCAGAGCAACTACGGGCAGGGAATATTCAGGTGCCTCCTGAAAAGTTCATCACAGAAGCTCGTGCAGGGCAAGAGGAAAGGGTATGAATATATTATTTATCGGACCCTACAGGCAAAAAGATGAATGGGGACGTAAAAGCAAATCTATTCTGAGGGCTGTCCAGAAAACGGGCCATAATGTTACATCAAGACCAATATTTTTGACATCCCATCCAGACACTAACAGTTATATGGAAGCGTGTGAATTTAATATCTCAGAACAGTATGATGTTTTAATACAGTTTTTATTGCAGCCGTATGCTGTTTATGATGGGAGAGTTTCAAAAAGAATAGGGATATTTAACACAGAAACAATGCCAAATAAAATGGCTTTGGGCCAACTTACTAAAGAGCTTTTAATGGATGAAGTTTGGACCGATAGCTGCTCTATACAAAAGGGCCTTCAAAATTCTCTTGATAGTTATCAAGGGAATGTCAAGGTGCGTGCGATTCCTCCTGTACTAGATACGACCGATCTTGAAGAAACATCTTCCATTTCAATAAAGGCTTCCGATAGGGAATTAGATGGTCGTTTTCTTTTTTATTACATCGGCAATCTCACAGAAGACAAAGGGGGTTTTAAAGAAACGTGCATCGCCTATATGAGCACGTTCTCTAGTTCTGATCAAGTTGCCTTAATTGTTGCTCCCGAAGCTCCGATCCCAGAAGAGGAAGTTAATAAAGTCTTGGAAGACTGCCGTGCCTGCGTTGGGGAAATCAAACACTCTTTGCACTATCCTCTCATTAAAATCATCCGCTCACAAAACGGCCTACAAAGATCCGAAAGAGTTGCTCTTCACGTAGATTCAGACTGCATGGTCTCTCCGGGCTACTCTCTGGCTACAAGTTCTCTAGTTCTTGAGGCCGCAATGTATAAAAATACACCCATCGTGAATAAAGGGAATGCATGCTATGAATGGTGGGGGGAAGAAAATCTATGGGGCGTCGAGTCATATGAAGACCTCTGTGTCTCTCGACAAAGGCCATTGCCATATCGTTTTACATCTGGTGAATCTTGGCAGAAGCCGATTATTAAATCTTTAGGAGAGACGATGCTAGAGGTATACATTGACAAATTTAAAAGAGACAAGAAAGCCAAGGCTAATTCTAAATTGCGAAATTATTTCAACGAGCCTTCTTTAGAGATTGTATGATGTTTGTTAGTAATGTTTTAAGATCGGTCTACCGAGCAAATAGCTCAGAAATGGGCCGATTAAATATTTTAACTATGTGCAGAAACACCGAAAAGTATATTTCGTTGCTGAGCGATTACACCCCACATACATTTTACATTCTGGAACAGCACCCATGGAATGTTCTCATTGAGAAACCACGCCCAAACATATACCAGCATAGTTCTCATTCTCCACCTTTAGATTGTATCATATGCTATGACAGGGCAGAGCAATATGAAGAAGCTCAAGGCGTTGCCCACCAATTACACATACCCATAATTCTTGTTGATATGTGTTCGCGGGAACTCGTGAGGCCTCAACATATATTAGAAAACTTAACGCCTGTAGACGCATCTGTACTGCACAGAAAACCAACCTTAACAGTGTGCAATGACGAGCATATACAAAAATCATGGACCCGGTCATTTACTGATCTGAACGCAGACATCAATCAATCGATTGTTATACCTGCTGGAATAAACACTGATAAGTTTAAGCCAATACCCCAAACTGATCCATTAATTGCAATGGATAACAACACCTCCCCTAAAGCAGGCGCAGAAGTTGCATCTCGCATCGGCACGCGATATCGGGTAATTCCTACAGACCATGACAACTTAGAGGAAATAGCCGTAACACATTCGCGATATTTTATAAACACTAAGCGAAACATTACAGTAAAAACTTTAGAAGCCATGTCTGCTGGCAATGTAGTAATTTGCCAAAAAAACGCAGATACTGAAAGCCTTATTGAGCATGGGAAAACAGGAATTCTGCTTAATAACTTAGAAGAACTTCTGCCAACTATAGACCGTTTAGAAAAGTCGGAAAGTGATCGATTGCAAATAAGCAATTTTGCCAGACAAAAAATAATCCGAGAACATTCTGTTGAGGAGTTCTCTTCAAAATGGGCGTCTGCTTTCTCTATGATCAAATCAAGTTTTTACCTCCCCGCTACGTAGGTACTTATATGAACGTAAATCTAGTTACGGATCAGGACGCGAGGTCCGTTGAAAACCATGAAAATCTCTTGATCACTGAAGTGGATAAGCTCCCTGACAGTTTGTGCAAAAGTGTGACCCTCAACAACACATTGAATTATTTAACAGATGAGCAATTTAGACAGCTACTAAATAAAGTTCGTCACGGTGGAATTGTTTCCGTTAGTTCCCCAGATGTGATGGAAATTTCTACTGCATTATGTTGGGGTCAAATTGACGTACCCACATTTTCATCACTCACTACCAATAGGGTGAGCCAATATAGTTTGCTGCAAATAAAGAATGTCTTTGAACAGAGTGGCTACATTATTGAGAGCGCCTCTATTCATAATCTTTCTTTTTACATTAAGGCCCGACGACCATGAATGAAAAACTAGAACAAAAAAAACAAGATGAGGTTAGGGTCAGTATCGCATCTACAGCATGCGCAAACTGTATATTCGCTGAGCACGAGAAGAAGATCCAAACAGGCTGCGCGGCAGGTCGTCTGGAGAAGTTTAGAAAAGCCAACGTTAATCTAATACCGATAGCTAACGAGGAAGATATTACCTCGTTTCTGATTGACGGTAAAAGCTGTGTTTATTACAGAAACGACAAATGGGCCAAGTCTTATTATAAAAGCTCATCAGCGGATGCGATATTGAAATCTGTTAAAGCAGAGTTGAAAATCCCTTATCACGTTTTATTGTTTTTTAGGTCAGGCGACAGCTTAGACGATGTAAAGGCCAGACTGTCCGAATTGGAAAGTCAGGATGTCAAACCAAAGATCGTTACGTTAATAGATCGTTCGCATTCAACAGAAATCATGACGGGCGACCTTATGAAAATTTGCCAGACATACAGCTTTGCACACTGGCGAATTCAATCGATTCAGGCAGTTGACCAATTAGACAATGACGTTATAGACCTATCATATGACAATACAAAAAAAATACAATACATGTTCTACATTGTGTTGGAATGTGGATATGAGATTCCTCAAAAAATGTCAAAAGATATTCACAAGTCTCTGCACGATGATATGAAAGCTTTTGTTGTACTATTGCCTAATTCTCAGAATGTCGGAAAGACGGCTCTAAAAGTAGCGCATGAGAAATACAGTGGCAACTCCTTTACAGTGCCTCTGGAGGACAAAATTGAACATTACGATGATGCCACCCATTTGATTAGAGGGGTTGAAGAGATATGCCCGAGTCTCCAAGCGTCTTAGTTGCTGTAGGAAATGGCAATTCCCATAAGCTCCCTAAGCAAGATTATCCAAACATATTTACTGAATACAATATAGGCTCATTAGGGGAGACCCCGAATGGCGATTTCTATAACCGGGTAGCTAGACATCCGGCTATTGAGAATAAAACTGAATTTGATATATATGGATTTATGGAGGGGAACTGTCAATATACTGACAAAGACAGCGTACAGAAAATAGTCGATTTTTTTCATAAGCATGAACGTATTGAGGTCGTTGTCTGCGACCTTATACGATCTACCAACAGCTTCAAGTCTCGTATATACGTGCAGCCTCAAGCAACAAACAACATCCCGTTTTTTGTTAGAAAGTCCGTTATACACAAGATTGATTTTACAGAGGAAGATCCTATGTTGCAAAACCAACTAGAAAAGCTGCGAAAAGAGCATACAATCTTCCATATTGCATCTCCTCTAATATCGATACTAGAAAAAGAGGCTTAATGTCGGATAATAAAGACCAGCTTAGCATCATCATTCCAGCAGCGGGGATTGGCCGCAGGATGAAATCTTACGGGCCGAAGCCCTTGATAAAAATAGGCAACTCTACAATAATTAAAAATCAAATCAATTTACTACAAACATATCTGCCCAATCCAAAGATTATTTTAGTATGCGGTTTCAAAGCTGATAAGTTAATGAACGAGTCCCCTTCTTATATTCTAAAGGTAGAAAATGAATTTTATGAACACACTAATGTGGTTCGTAGTATCGGGATGGGGTTGAGGGTCGCAGGAGACGCCTCAAAGGTTTTAATTGTATACGGAGACTTGGTCTTTAATTCTGCGACCGTTAAGCATTTGCCAATGGAGGAATCCTGCATTGTCGTCACGGATCAAAATATGGGGGAAGAGGAGGTTGGATGCGTCATCGATGATGAAAATATTCTTGCCAGCATGATGTATGACCTGCCCAATAAATGGGGACAAATATCATTATTCGTAGGCAAGGAACTTGAGCTACTGAAACGGCTATGCTGGAACGAAAAAAATAGCACCAAATTCGGTTTTGAAATCATCAATCAGATAATAAACAGGGGAGGCGTTTTCAAGTGCGTATACAATAGCGCAATGAAAATAGTAGATATAGATAGCTCTAAAGACATCCAAAAGGCGAAAGAGATTTTATTATGAAGGTCGTCATACCGCAATTACAGATACAGGTTTTTCAGGACGTTGCTCAGTGTCTAGAAAGTGTCAGAGAAACTGCTGGTGTAGACTCGATATTTTGGGACACATCTCGGAAGCCTACTATTGACATGTTTGACGAATTGAGGCCAGAGATCGTTCTGTTGCACGAGTCTCAATTAGACGATGCCTTCTCGGTAGTAATTCAAGAATTCGATTTTAAGTATGTTTTGGCGGCAGAAAAGCCTCCTCCCCAATTAAGTAAGCCCCCAGAAGCCCTCATCACAAGCGCACCCTTCCTCCAGAACTTCCCTCAGTCTTATAGAAATCTTATGGAGGCCAAGCATCTAGCTCGATTGGCACAAATTCATGGAGGGGGTTATAATGACAATATGAAGTCTGAAGTTTTAGTGGACACAACTGGCGTAGGGATAAGCGAGAATATATATGACGTATTATCGTTTTTAACTTCTAACTATAAAACCAAGATAATCGGAAATAGTCCAGTCAAACTGCATCACTACCTCGGGGCAGTTAACATTTTCGAGAGGGCCGATTTTATTAAATCAACACAGATCATGGTTGACTTTAACGGCTCTGGAGTTTGGGACGCTTCCTATTTGAAAATCCCTTCCATAACGGCTAGTAATACCACCCCTCACATACTACCATTTAATAGTATAGAGGTGTTAAAAAATAACATAGACTCGATTCTGAATAATAAACTGGTACGCAATAAATACATTGACCTCTGTTATCAAGAATTGCTTAAGGGGAACACGTACCATCACTTTACCTCGCAGCTTTTCAAAAATATCAAAGAGCCAGACATAGCAAATTGTCTAACAGCATATGTGGGAGAACTGTTGCAATGATAGGGATACTTAAAGGCCCCGTAGATAACAAAGACAAGGACTTCTTTGCTCTTTATAACTTAAACAGGTTGTCAAAAACAAAGCATGGCGCGTGTCTTTTCTGTGACCACATTTCAGACGACTTTGCGCTACCTGCTGAAACTAATGTTTTGCAAAGAACCCACGTATTCAACTTTAACGGGATCGTCATCACTGACGACTTAATGTATGCACAAGATCTCTTGTATATAACCTATGCTAAAAAGAGATTTATATACCTGTACCATTTGGATTGGCCCTATATCCAAGAATTAAAATTTGCGCATCTTAATAGAATTCTTCTTCACGAGAATATAGAGTTAATTGCTCGTAGCGAGGAACATTTTCAATTGATAGAGCATCTTTTTAAAAAACCACGATACATAATGGCTGAATGGGATTATCACACACTAATAGAGATAGACGAAAATGAATAAGCAAGAAAAGTTAATACTGGACCTGTACAATAATCAATGTTGGAGCACATATCAAATCGCAGAAAAGCTAGATACCTATCCCAACAAGATTAGAAGGTTCCTTAAAAAGAACGGCATCGGACTACGCACTTCTAGCGATGCGCAAAAGAATGCGCTCGGAAGCGGACGTGCAGAACACCCAACTAAAGGAACCTACAGGTCAGAAGACACCAAGCGGAGAATCAGCGATTCGCAAGGAGCCGTATGGGACGCCTTGACAGACGAAGAAAAAGAGCACCGCTCTCAAATCGGAAGAGAGGCGTGGGAGCAAAAAAGCGACGAAGAAAAAGCCCTTTTGATTGCCGAAGCTCAAAACGCTGTAAGAAAAAGCAGCAAAGAAGGGTCAAAGCTGGAACATTTCCTTTTGTCTGAGCTTACCAAAAGGAATCTGAGGGTAGAATTCCATAAGGATCATTGGCTTCAAAACCAAAAACTCCAAGTTGATTTGTATTTGCCTGATCACAGGGCGGTCATAGAAGTTGACGGCCCTTCACACTTCAAGCCTGTGTGGGGTCAAGAGAATTTGGAAAAGAATATCAAGGCAGACCAGCAAAAAACTGGCCTCGTACTTGGTGCCGGATTAATAATGATCAGAATTAGACAAGACAAGTCCCTAACCCAAAGGTACATGAGAAACACCTTATCGAAACTATTAGGACTGTTGGAAAAAGTTAAGGAACATTACCCCGAGGAAAACAAGAGGTACTTTGAGATATGAACAAAATCGCAGAAACAGAATTCGAAGAAATGGTGCAGCCCATATCTGCCGAAGAAACTGTCATTGATCACGTTATTGTCGATGATCTTAAGGGGGCACCAGCAGACTACGAACCGGAATGGTCAGAATATCTATTAGATCAACTATCTGACCATGAACTTATTAATGGGGCACCGACTGTAGACGGCCTACGTCGTATTGCTGAAAAATGTTTTGGGGAAATCGTTGATTCTCGTAGCCGGATTGTGGAAACTCCTTGTGCAGACAACGGGATGAGGTGCACAGTATGCCATACCTTGCGTATTATCAAGTACCGAAACGGTCAACAAGTTCAAGTAGATGGGTGCGTTGATGTAGTTTATCATAAGACGCCTTATCCATTCAAGGACCACCTAGTTGCTACTGCCGACACAAGAGCCGAGGGAAAGGCTCTTAGGAGAGCCTTAAAGATCAGAGTAATAACCGCAGAAGAGCTTCAGCATGAGGATGAAGAGGAAGCTCTGTCTTCTGATGAGGCGGTTAATGATCAGCAAATTCTTGCCATTAACCAGCTTTGTAAGAGACTAAACATATCTGTTGTTGCTATTGCCAAGGACCAATATAATACGATAAAAAGCATTAACGACTTAAGGAATTTGGAGGCGAGATTACTGATCAGCAAGCTGTCAGAGCTACAAAGAAACCCCGATGATGTGTCAGAATCGTACATCGGTTATGACGAAAATTGGAAAAGTGATTTTTATGGGAGTAAAAAATGAAAGCCAGAATCAAAGCAACCGACAGCCTCTGGTTTGATGTAGAGGCGGAACAAGAAGATGAAATTTTTAAGCAAATCGCGAGAGTGCAGGAAATATTCCAGCATAAGGGATGTGGTCATTGCGAATCACCAAACGTCAAGTTTGTTTGCCGGTTTGATAGCTCGGGTAATGACTGGTTAGAAATTACTTGTCAAGAATGCCGTGCTAAGCTCATCTTTGGACGTACAAAAAAGGGAGGTCTGATCTTTCCTAAAATTAGATGGGATCAGCTTTCTGAAAAACAACAGGAGCAGCGTATTAATGAAAAGTCGCATGCTGATAAAAATAGAGGGTATCTTCCAGATAGAGGGTGGTTTATTTACAAGCCAATCGTAAGAAATAATTAGGAGGAGTTGCCATGCCTACGAGTAATGATGAAGCTAAAAGGATTTGCGACATTATTAACAACTTCTTAAGCGAGGAAGAAGCCATCGCTATAACTCGAAGACTAGATGAAGAAGTAGGGGTGCATACCGACAATGACTCCTTAAAGGTGAGCCTTAGAATGCTCAGGAATCTATACGAGCGAGGAGAGAGCGAATGAGGCTGGACCACATAGCTTACCGAGTAGACAATCGACATAAGACCGCAAAACTTTTTAAGCGAATGTTTGGCTATGAAATTGGAATCGAATTTTGTATCGATTTTGATGATGGCTCCAAAGCCGAATGTATCGCAATGACTCCTATCGAAAAAGATAATCTCATATCAAAATTCATTGACATCCCTTGGGTAGCCAAATCGTCTGGAATATCGAAGCCCGTAGAACATCACCTTGCTCCCGAAATTTTTATTAGTGATGGCGCACCCGGATCTATTGTAGGAGATTGGGTGAAATTACATAACGGAGGAGGCGTTCATCATATGGCATATATGACGAGCCATATACACGACGAGGTCTCAAAATGGAAGAAGCTGGGGGTAGAGTTTTTATCAAACGACATAATTGACTGCCCGGAAGATGACCTGCGACAAATTTTCACTAAGCCACTGCCTGAGTTGGGCGGTATTATTGTCGAACTAATCGAAAGAGGGGACAAGGGGTTTTGTCGAAACTCAGTTAAGCACTTAATGAACAGTACCAAGGGGTTGTAAAAATGTGGAAAGCTCAGAACTATATCAATGGTAATTTTGCAAGTAGCGGGTCAGACTCATTCTTTGATAATGTAGATCCTTGCACGGGAACTTCTCTCGGCCAGTTTTTCAATTCAAGGGTAGAGGAAGTTGAAGAGGCCTATGCCGCTGCCAGAAATGCATTCTCTGAATGGCGAGCTACAAGTCGCGTTCAACGCGCCGAATATTTATACAAAGTCGCCAAGCTTATAGAAGAAAGGCGGGAAGAATTAGCATACGTAATATCTGTAGAAACAGGTAAGAACTACAATGAGTCCATTGCTGAAGTAAACGAGGCCTTACATATGGCTCAGTATGCTTTTGGCTCTGGAAGAACCCCACAAGGAGAAGTCGTTGCGTCCGAAATTTCTGAAAAAGACGCCTATGTTCTACGAAAGCCCAAGGGTGTTGTTGCCGTCGTTAGCCCTTGGAATTTTCCTCTTGCCATTGGTGCTTTTTGGTGCGTTGCTCCTGCAATCGTGGAAGGCAATACGGTCATTCTAAAACCAAGTGAGGACGCTCCTTATACCTCCCAAATGGCAATGGAATTGTATCATGAGGCTGGCATTCCCCCCGGAGTGGTTAACCTTGTACACGGAGATGGGCTTATAGGAGACTGCTTAGTTAGAAAAGATGTCGATCACATTTGCTTTACTGGCAGCGCAGAGGTTGGGCAGCACATTCGAAAAATATGTGCAGATAGCTGGCATAAAACGTGCTCCTGTGAACTTGGAAGCAAGTCTGCTGTCTTAGTTTTTGAGGACGCTAATTTTGATCTAGCTGTATACTCCTCAGTAGCTAGCGCATTCAAGCTTTCTGGACAAAGATGCGTATCCTCTGGTAGAATAATTGTACAGCGAACAATCTACGATAAGTTCTGCAAGGCTTTCGTAGAAAGGGCCTCCACCGTCAAAGCAGGCGCGCCTTTCGTGGACAACGGGTACGTGGTTGGTGGAAAGGTCAAGCCAAGTTCCGCATACATGGGGCCTTTGATCAATGCTCAGCAACTGGAAACCGTTACAAGATTTAATGATATGGTAGCTGATGATCAAGATGCCGAGGTGCTACTTGAGCCTTCATATCAATCTCCCGGTTACTACGTCAGCCCCCTTGTATATAAAACTGAGTGGAGAAATGTCCCGTACTTAAAGAGCGAGGTGTTTGGACCCCATGTTGCACTCATACCCTTTGACACAATTGATGATGCTGTTAGGATCTATAATGATACTGACTATGGCTTGGCTGTTGGCGTGGTTACTGAAGATTTCAAAAAAGCTAGAATTTGTCGTGATAGGTGTGATTATGGGATGTGCTATTGGAATGGTGGCTCTATCGCTGCTGAGTCTCATGTCCCCTTCGGAGGGGTTAAGAAGTCAGGAAACGGATATCCATCAGCATCCCGAACCTTCCGTGCCGTTACTCACGAAGTAACATGGACAATTAATCATGACGACAATCTAGCCTTTCCACAAGGAATGGAATAAGGATATTAATATGGAAATGACAGAAACTATTAACCGTATATTTGATGGATACAAAGGCATCTTAGCTGCTGACGAAAGCACCCCTACCATACAAAAAAGATTTGACTCTGTGGGAATGTCTTCTACGCCAGAAACGAGACACGACTATCGACATAATCTTTTTTCCACAGAGGGGCTGGAACGCTATATAGGGGGCGTCATTTTATATGATGAAACCATCAGGAACAAAGAGACCATAGCTCCATTACTGGACAAGGGAATTGCTCTAGGTATCAAGGTAGACGGGGGAGCCAAGCCCTACAATAAAACAGGGGGCAATCTAACGGAGGGGCTTGATGGACTTACAGAAAGACTTCGAGAATATAAAGACTTGGGGGCCAAATTCGCTAAGTGGCGTGCTGTTATTAACGTTAATGATACCGATACTTGCTTACTGGCTAATGCTTGGACTCTGGCTAGATATGCTAGAAAGTGTCAAGAAGAAAAGATAGTTCCTATAGTGGAGCCAGAAGTATTGATGGATGGAGTGCAAACAATCTGGAAGTCTTTTGATAAAACGGAAAAGATACTCCACATTCTATTTGACGCCCTATATTGGGAAAGAGTTGACTTGGAACAGATTATTCTTAAGCCTAATATGGTCGTCTCTGGATACAAGGGTGCTGTTCGAGAGAGGTCAGAAGGTGTGAGCGCCGCCACTTTAAATTGCCTTCGAAGAACTGTGCCCTCTGCGGTTCCAGCAATTGCCTTCTTGAGTGGTGGGCAAAAGGATGAAGAAGCAATTAATAATCTGGCTGAAATGAATAAAAGCTCCTACTTGCCTTGGATAGCATCGTTTTCATTTGGCAGAACAATGCAGAATGGTGCTTTAAAGCTTTGGGCAGATAATCAAAAAGGGGAAGCTAAAAGCTGGACATGGGAAAGGGCTAAGGCCTGCTCCGAAGCCGTTACTGGAAAATCGATACGTCAGGAGAAATAAATGGGTTTTTGGGCATTACTTATAGCGAGCGCTCTTTATGCTGTTGTATCTGTCGATTTAGCTATTAAAAATAAGTACGCCCTATCTATTATTTTTTTGTGCTATACCATAGCAAACTTAGGGTACGTCTGGCTAGCTTATTACGATAAGGAGGGGTCATGATAAATAATCGAACTGCTATTGTTGGCGCAGGGAATATGGGGAAAGCGATAGCTTGGGCCATGGAAAGCTTGGATCATGATGTTGTGGTGCTAGATCAAGATGAAAAGGCAATACTTGATTGTCAGAAAATATTAAAACCTTCTCGACATAAGTTCATTCGAGGCACATCGTATCAGATGTTAAAAGGGTGCTCGATGGTAATCTCGTCATTACCCTACCATCAGAACCTGAAATTAGCAACTTTCTGCATTGACAATGGAATAAAATATTTTGATCTAGGTGGTTGCGTGAAAGTCAGCGAAAAAATTAACGAATACGCCAATCGCAAAGCAGAACGCCCTGTAATGACAGATCTGGGCCTTGCGCCGGGCTGGGTTAATATAGTGGCTGAAAACCTGTACCGAGAATACGCAGAAAGCAAGGGTGAAATTCCCAATTCAATCACGATGATGGCGGGAGGACTTCCTCAGAGACCTGCTAATACTTTAAAATATGGCTGCACATGGTCGTATGCTGGTTTAATAAACGAATACAGGGATAGCTGTATCGTTTTGATAAACGGGCTTCAAGACGTGCAAAGAGGTATGGGCGGATTCGAAGAATCTATACAAACCGAAATCGGTGAACTAGAAGCGTTTTATACTAGCGGAGGAGCAGCCCATACAATTGCCACGATGCAAAGACGAAAAGTTCCCAATTGCTGTTATAAAACATTAAGATATCCGGGCCATCATAGAATTGTTAACTTTCTAATCCACGAATCTGGATTGGACGACGAAGCTCTGGTGAAGATCTTTCAAAGAACGTGTCCTCCTCGGGATGACTTAGTAATCATGCGTGTCGCAGTAGACGATTTATTGTTTGAAAAGGTCATCAGGTCTGACCAAAAATTCTCTGCAATGCAAAAGGCTACGGCCTTTCCTATTGCCGCAGCGGCCCATACGGCAGCCTCTTATGACTTCTCACAGCCTGTTTTAAAATATGACGACCTTGGAGTCACACCATTTAATACATGGCTAGATGTTCTGTTCTTACATACGTATTAGACGGGCCATTTGGGGTCGTTTGGAGAGCACCTGCCGGTCAAATTAAGCAAAAACTTTTTAAGCTCTATAATTTGCGCTGCCCTCTCTAGGATGTGCCTCCTTTTCATCTCGTCCCCTCCCATCGCTGTACACTCATGATCCTTTCTTTTAATTACTTCAATAGCATGTTGATGTTTTCGAATCAAATATTCGGCTTTCTTGTCTTCTCTAATTGGGCCATTCATGTCGTCCTCTCATAAACATATCTGGCTGTAGCTATATCTTCAATTGCTAATCCGGTAGCGTCAAACAGCGTGCCCATGGTGCGATCAATATTATTGTACTCTAAAGATCCACTGACTATTTCCCCCAAAGAAAATAAAGCTGGCCTGCGAATACACTCTGATAAGTATTGAATTTCTCCTGAATGAGAGCATTGCTCCCACTCGTCATAAACGATGAGTCCCATATGGTTAATTACAGAAGCATCTAGCTCTCTTTTCCCCTTGGCGTCTGCGCCAACGGCATTGATAAGAACTGATTCTTTTAACCACTCCTGCTTAATAAAGCCCTTCCGAGAAGGGGTAAGGGTGGTTACGATATCGGCATCCCTTAAGCATTCTGCTAGGCTGTCGAAGACTCTTGCGTTGTCAAACTCTTCGGCCATCCTGTGCGCTCGGTCTGAATCTAAGTCATATAAAAATATCTCACGTATATCTCTAACGGCGGTAACGGCCTCGATTTGTCTTTTTGTTTGATTCCCACACCCAATAAAAGCCGCTGTTTGCGAATCAAGTCTAGACAAGTATTTGGTGGCGACTCCCGTTACAGCCGCTGTTCTAATGGTAGTTAACGTTTCTCCATCCATGATGCATAAAAGCTTGCCCGTCTTAATGTCGTTAATTAAAACTTTGGCAAAAATATTGACTTTTCGCTTCGTGCCTGTATCATCGAGATGGACACCGCACCATTTTATTCCCGCCGTATCGTATGCTATAGCGGGCATCGCTCGAAAGTCTCCGTTAGGAATGTTTAGATAAGTTTTTGGAGGCATCTGAGTATGGTCTAGGTTTTTGAACAGCCTTTCTATAATATCAATACATTCAGGGACAGTAATTAACTTTCCAACTTCGTCATTACTCAAAATAGGAACATTTTGCATTTGACAGTACCTCAACCTAATCTGTCTAGAATTTTAGCAATAATATCATTCCTAATAATGTCTCGTCCTTCTAATTTGCAGATAGATATGCCTTCTATTTCTTCTAACTTTTCCATGCAGGTTTCGAGTCCTCCTTTCATATAGTCATTAAGGTCTGTTTGATCAGGATCTCCATTCAATACTGCTTTAGAGTTTTTCCCAATCCTCGTAACAAACATTTTTATTTGTTCAAGCGTGGCATTTTGGGCTTCGTCTAAAATCATAAACGTGTTGTGGAAATTCCTTCCACGCATATATTCCAGTGGACACAATTCTATTATATTGTTAAAACGAAGACTATCTAGCATGTCTCGTGAGATATATTTACCCATTTCTTCCAACACAGGAACAAGATAGGGTTGAATCTTATCTGTGTAAGTTCCCGGTAAATGTCCAAGCCCTCCCCCCGTTTCTACTGTAGGGCGAGCTATGACGATCTTGCCCACCGTGTTTTCCTGAAGAAGCTGGCATCCAAGGCCAACCGCAACAGCAGTTTTACCAGAACCGGCAGGGCCAGTGCAGAATACGACATCGGATTTTATCATGGCCTTAAGATAATTCGATTGATTTTCAGTTTTCGGGATTACTTTTCTTTGTGTATACCCTCCGTCAGAATGAGTTTTCGGGAGGTCACTGTTATTTTTCTTTTTCTTTCTAGGCAACAGACTATCCTTTTTTTCTAAACGGAAGGATTTTATTCAAAAACTGCTTTCTTTTATCACACCCACACCCCTGTATCCCTGACCATTCTTCTACAGACTTTTCTGTAATTCCGAGCTTTCCAAATATTCCAGCCAGCAAATTCCCAAGCCCCTCTTGTTTTTCTTCATAGTTATCTAAATTAACCCCAGACTCTTCTACTTCATTAATAACTTCGTCTAATCGTTTTTTATTTGCGCTCATTTTTCTAGACTCCTTTGTACGGTCCTCTCGCTCTTGCCTTTCGGCTTCATTAGCGGGAGGAGCAAAAAAGTTCTGAAAATTCTTTCGCCACACTTCGTCTGTTTGGCACAAGCGATGCAAACGTTTCGTCATAGTAATTCCATACACCGGGCAGAACCCTGCTTCGGAGCACTGGCATTCATTATTACAAATATTGGGTTTTTCTTCAGGCATCAGTGCTTCCTCTTAACATTTATGTTTCCAGCTAGGGAGAACAGGCACCTTCTGTAATCAGGCCAGACCACTGCATCACTACTGGGTGAATGGGGGGTGTCATCGAAGGATCAGGGTCGAGCCATCCTGTCTGACAGTCACAGTTGATAAGGAACTCCCCCTCCACCAAGAGCATAAACTTTTGGCCATCGGTGCCCTTGCATTGGCCGCTTACCAGATCAGCACAGTTGTTGATACTTAATGTGCCGTCCATTGACTGCGGCCACTCTTCGGTGCCAGTGTAATAAGCACAAGGAGAGCAGGGAACCAAGCAGGGTTCTATTTCAAACCAGAAGCAGTGTGAGT